AACTTTGAGGGGGGAGACCCGTGCTACCCTCTGAGGGATGGCACGCCCCAGGAAGACCCCAGCGCCCAAGCCCCAGCGCGCCGTCCAGTCCAAGCAGAAAATGGACGGGCTGGTCAACACGACCACGGGCTACGGCACCAGCCGCGCTAAGGTCAACCTCTCGAAATACAAGGACTCTCCGCTCCTCTCCCCCGAGGAACTCGAGGTGCTCTTCGCCCACAACGACCTGGCCGCCACGATCGTGGAGAAGCCGGTCGAGGACGCCCTGCGTGAGGGGTTCTGCCTGGAGTCGGAGGACGACTCGGACCAGGACTGGGAGTCTGCGGACGAGATCAAGAAGGCGTTCGACGCCCTCAACGGCATGGAGCACCTCAAAAACGCCGTCGTCTTCGGGCGGCTGTTTGGCGACGCGGGGGTGATCCCCATCACCATCGGAGGCGGCGCTCTGAGCCAGCCCCTGGACGAGGCGACCGTGCGCGGGGTGGAGTCCCTGATCGGCTTCGACCGCCAGGACCTGGCACCCGAGACCTACTACCCGTCCGGGGAGGTCGAGACATACCGCTGGACGCGTCCCACAATCGGGGCCATGCAGTGGGAGCCCAAGATCGTCCACGAGTCCCGGCTGGTCTTCTTCACCGGCGCCACGACCACGACCCGTAGGCGCCAGCGCAACCTGGGCTGGCACCTCAGCGTCCTTCAGCGCGTCTACGAGGCCCTGCGGAGCTTCGACTCGGCCTTCGCCGCGTGCGACGCGATGTTCGCGGACGCCTCCCAGGCGGTCTTCAAGCTCCAGGGCCTGATCGACAACCTGGCCAGCTCGGACGGTGAGGGTGATTACGATGTCGAGACCCGCCTGCGCCTGATGGACTTGCAGCGCTCGGTCTCGCGCGCGATCGTTCTCGACGCCGGGGACGAGTCCAACGCGGCCGAGTCGTTCGAGGTCGTGGACCGCAAGAGCTTCGGCACCCTGGGCCCGATGCTCGAGCAGTACTACGTCAGGCTTTGCACCGCGGCGCGCATGCCGCTGACGGTGCTCCTGGGCACTTCCCCGGCTGGTCAGGACGCGACCGGCGAGTCCGACCTGATCCTCTACTTCAACTCGGTCGACGTCATGCGCCGATCGAAGATCGAGCCGGGGCTCGTGAAGCTCCTGCGCCTGGTCGAGAAGGGCGTGTCGCGCAAGGCAGGCGGCTGGAAGGTCCGCTGGCCGAAGCTGATCCAGCCCAAGCCCGTGGACGTCGCGACGAGCGAGAAGATGCAGGTCGACTCCATGGTGGCCTTGATCACGTCTCAGGTCTTGGTGCCCGAGGAAGTCGGGCTCAACCTCGAACGCGTTATCCCGTCCATGGGCTTGCGCATCGACCGCCCGGCACGCATCAAGGCGCTGAGAGAGGCCCTCGCCGAGCTCGAGAACCGCGAGATGACATCCCCGTCCGAGGCCCCTGAGATGGAGCCAGAAGGCGTCGTGCCCCCAGAGAACAGCGGTGAGCGCAAGACGCCCGCAGCTGCGGCGGGGGCGCAGACATGACTCCGTGCACTCCAGTGGGTGCGCGCGTGGAGCCGAACGCCGACAAAGGCGGCCTGAAGCCGAACGCCGACATTCTCGGCAGGCCAGAGGGCGGGAGGGTGTGCAAGTTTTTGCGAGCGCCTACGGATCTTGCTCAACGCCATCGGTTTCGTGTTGCTCGCCACGGCGCCGATGGCGTAGTCTAGCTCATGGCACGTCGTACCCTGACTCAGGCCATCGCGGAAACCGTGGCCCTAAAGGCCCGCCGCGAGAAGGCCGCCGAGCGCATCGAGTCCGCGCGCCTGCGTGCCAAGGCCCCACGCCCTCCCAGCCAGGCCCTCGCCGCCTTCAGCTCCGTGATGGACACCTACGCCGAGCGCGTGGCCGCCAAGGCCGAGCGCCTGGTCGTGAAGCGGCTCGAGGGAGGGGACATCTTCGGTGGGCTCGCGCAGTTCGAGCTCGAGCTCAGGGACTTGGCCTCGAACATGCTGCGCTCCTCGCGCGCGGCCGCGCGCCGGGCTTCAGACCATGCGCGCAGTGAGGCCGCGCGGGTCCTGAACCTCCAGATCCCGAAGCCTTACACCCAGGACCCAGCGGTCGACAAGTTCGTGCGCTCGGTAGAGGCGCGGCTCCTCGCCGCAGCCCAGGCCCAAGCCGACCTGATCCGTGGTGTGCTCGAGGAGGGCAAGGGCGCCGAAGGCGTGCGCCAAGCGTTGTGGCTCTCCCGCCAGCGCTCCCAGCTCGTGGCGCGTGACTCGGTCTATGGCCTCCAGGCCGCCGCGCTCCAGCAGTGGAGCCAGAACCTCGGGTCTGAGGAGTTCTACTGGTCCACGTCCAAGGACGAGCGCGTGCGCCCCGGCCACGCGGCGCTGGACGGCCGCAAGTTCCGCTGGGATGACCCTCCCAACACGGGACGCGGGGAGGGCGCCAACCTCCCCGGCCAGGCACGCAACTGTCGGTGCAAGGCAGTACCCGTCGAAGTAGTAGAAGGGTGAGATGCTAGACTGTTTGGCGTGAAGCTATGCCTTGACGCCACAGGTCCTCTCCGCAACGCCCGACGCACCGCAACCGGCGGCTTCCTGGTCGACGCGACCCTCGCCAAGGTAGGTGTCCTAGCCTACGACGAAGGCGGGCGTAAGGTCCGACATCTGAACACTTCCTCGGTTTTGGCGGGCGCTCTGCAAGGAGTTGTAACCGCCCCTGTTACAAATCGGCACCCCAAAAAGTTCGTGGACGCCAGTACGTATCGGGAGGTCGTGGCGGGGCACGTGGTAGGGGACCCTCAGCTTGTTGACGGTCACGTCAGGGCCACGCTCGCCATCCAGGACGCCGAGCTGATCCGGGACATCGAGGCCGGCGCCGCGCGCGAGGTCTCCATGGGCTACGCGGTCGACGTCGAAGAGGCCCCGGGCACGACCGAGGACGGCGAAGACTATGACCTCGTCCGTACTGCCATCGAGTGGAATCACATCGCTGTGGTCCCTCGGGGGCGCGCAGGGGGCAGTGTGCGCTTGCTGCTAGACTCTGAAGACATCCCGCAAGAAGAGGAAACGATGAAGGTTTTCAAGATCGACGGCGCCGAAGTGGCGGAAGACAAAGCACAGGACGCCTTCGACCGAGCGCTTGAGCGCGCGGCGGGCACACTCGCGGCCAGGGACGCAGAGCTTGAGTCCCTCAGGTCTGTCAAGGCGGAGCTCGAGCAGAAGCTGGCCGACGCCACATCCGCCGCTGCGGTAGACGCGGCCGTCGAGGCCAAGCTGCGCCAGAAAGCGGACGAAGAGGCCAAGGCGGCCAAGCTCGAGAAGGTCAAGGCGGCATACCCCACGCTCGCGCTGGACGGCAAGAGCGATGCCTACATCGACGCCCTTTTCGACGCCCTCTCAGCCAAGGACGCAGCGTCCGAAATCCGCCAGACCAAGGCCGTTCCGAAGACGGATGCGGTCCCGGTTGAAGACGCCCGCGCGCGCATGCTCCGAGAGCTTACTGGGGGCTGAAGGCCTCATGCTACGATAATCCCAAGCGTCCCACGCAAGCTACCACGAAGAGGAAACCAAGGTGACCCTACAGTCCACTTTCAGCATCGACTACGCCGAGGCGGTACTCGGTATGCGCGCCAACGGCTTCGGGCACGGCGATCGAGTGCTCAACAAGATCGCACGCGGCCTGTTGAAGGCGGGCTACGGGGCTTTCCGAGTGGGCCCCGCCAGCATCGGCGGGGCAGGCGCCTCCACGGCTACCGGCCCCGGGCTCGCCTTTCAGAACCCCGTGCCTGCGATTGCCGCTGACGTTGACGCCATCCTGGCAACAGGCGGCGCAAGCACGGCGGGCATTCAGACCTTCGACGCCTCCGACTTCGACGGCGTGGTCGGCGCGGACGAGATGACGCCGGCGCGCGCCATCACGCTTGTGCTCTCGAACCACGCGGACTGGAACGCGACGAACGCGACCTTGACCGGCGTGAACCACCTCGGTCAGACGGTGTCCGAGACGCTCGCGATTCCGGACGGAGGTAACGCCACCGTTACCAGCACTGGCTACTACCGTCAGGTGACGGGGCTCACCATTCCGGCTCAGGGCGGCACGGGCGGCACTTTCACGGTCGGCATCTCGGCCATCACCTCCCTCGTCATCGGGGACTACCTGGGAGTGGTCCTACGGCAGCCCGTGCTCGAGACCCGATCCACTGACTCGGTCTACTCGATGCTGCCTGATCCCGGCGTTGCGGACTACGTAGACTTCGACAGCGTCCCCCTCATGAAAGCGGGCGCTGTGTGGGTCTACTCGGAAGAGGCCGTGGCGGACGGGGACCCCGTCTACGTGCGCGTCGCCTCCGGCGGGGGAGGCTCTCAGCTTGGCGCCTTCCGCAACGACGCAGACACGGCATCAGCCGTCCTGGTCGTGGGCGCCACCTTCACCAGGAACTCGAGTGGGGCGGGGCTCGCTCAGGCCCACTTCGCCTACTGAAGACGTCACGCCGGCTTAGCCGGGAGAAAAGGAAGAACGCTGGCATGGCCAAGAAGAAAATCAGTTTCCACAAGGACGCGCTCGAAGCGGTCAAGGACGAGGGGGGCATCCCGGAGAACGTCGTAGCCCTGGCCCGCAAGGCAGGCATCGAGGACGCCTCGGAGACTATGGTCTTCGCTCGCGAGCTCGAGCACGTCAAGAGCCGCGTTTACGAAATCAAGCACCCTGAGTTCAAGGGTGCCCAGCTCGTGCCTACGAGCACGGAGGCCGGCCCGTACAAGCAGACCGTCGTCTACCGCGTGTGGGACAAGGTCGGCGTCGCTAAGCTCATGACCAACTACTCCACGGACCTGCCCATGGTGGCATCGTTCGCGAAAGAGAAGGTCGTCAAGTTCTGGGACATGGGCATCGGCTACGGCTGGTCTTTCCGCGACATCGAGATGGCCAACGCGAATGGCGTGCCCCTCTCAGAGATGGATGCGAAGATGGCGCGGCTTGCCCACGACCAGGCCCTAGACCTGGCCATCAGCGAGGGCGTGCCCGAGGTGAACACCTTCGGTCTTCTCAACCACCCCAACGCCACCACGGTAAGCCTCTCGTACGCAAGCTGGGCCACTGCCACTGGCGCACAGGTTCTGAGCGCGCTGAACGCCTTCGTCAACACGATGGAGGACGGCACCAACGCAATCTTCCGACCGAACATGCTCGTCATGAGCCCGATCGCCTACCGGCTCATCGCGCAGAAGTTCGTCGACACGACCAACGCCCAGCGCACTGTCCTCGAGATCTTCCGTGCGCAGAACCCCGACATCACGGTGGACTCTTGGAACCGCTGCAAGGGGGCAGCGGCGAATCCGAGCTACTCCCGCATTGTGGCCTACCGCAAGGACCCCACGGTGATGGAGTTCGAGGTCGGCCAATACTTCACGCAGCGTGCGCCGATCGACGAGGGTCTTCGGACCTGGGTGCCGTGCGTGTCGCGGTACGCAGGCCTTCAGGTGCACATCCCCGCGATGCTGTACTACGCGGACCTCGCCGACACCAACTGACAGGGCCTTCGCCTCCCGGCCCTCTAGCCCCCGAGGCAAGCCTCGGGGGCTTTCTTTCGTTTGCCTTCGTAGCCGTTACATGCTAAATGACGAGTGCCCTCGGGCTCGGATGCGCTCCTCCGAAATCCCGTACACGAGACCCACGAACTCGAGGCGCTGCTAAGCTGTAGGGTGCCTGCCACCGTACCCACTCGTGCGACCTTCCTGGTCAACTACCCAGAGTTCAACAAGGCTTCGGCGGACCTCGTCGACGCCAAGCTGGCCGAGGCCGCGTATCAGGTGCGCTCCGAGGTCTTCCCGTCTGCGCAGGTTGTCGAGTACCAAGTGATGCTTGAGGCGGCCGTGCTGCTGATGAAAAGCCCCTACGGCCGTCAGATGCGACTCGAGGCGGCCGAGCAGTTTATGGTCTGGGAAGAGGAGCTGAAGCGCCGCAGGCGCCGGGCCGTCATCGGCCTCAGGAACACGTGACGTGCCGAGAGTGCGCGTAAGGGACAAGGACAATGGGTTCAAAAAGCTGGTTGCTGAGCTTGGTGAGATGGGCAGCGTCACGATTGGCGTCCAGGGCAAAGAGGCGACGGAAAGACACCCTTCGTCAGACCTGAGCGTGGGCGAGCTGGCCGCTGTGCACGAGCTCGGGCTCGGAGTGCCTCGGCGCTCGTGGCTCGTGGACTGGATCGACGCGCACGCGGACGAGATGCGCACGCAGACCAAGGCGGCGCTGGTTGAGGTGCTCGCTCGGCGCACGACGCGCAACAAGGCACTGACGGCTTTGGGCTATGACTGGACCAAGCAGGTCAGAGACCGCGTGGCGGCCGGGCAGGTACCACCCCCTCTCGCCGCCAGCACCGTGGCGCGCAAGGGGCACGGCACCCCGCTGATCGACACGAACACCCTGCACAACGCCATCACCTACAGGCTCTTCTTGCCCAACAAGAAGTCGATCCGCAACACCGAGCAGAGAGGTCTGATCAAGTGACGGCCGGGCGCACGATCCGCCCGCAGCAGCCCCCGGACCGAGCCAAGCGGCCGTCGTCCTGGAGGCGTCCCGTGCGCTGGGCGCGTCGGGGCAAAGCCAAGCGGGTAGCCGGGCGCGTGCAGGGCGGCAAGCAGGGCGGCAAGCAGGGCGGCAAGCCGTCCGGCTTCCGGCCCGCGCGAGCTCATAGCGCGATGCGCGCTGGCCGCGGGAGCAACAAATTGAAGCTGCTCCTGCTCGCCTACATCAGGAAGCAGGTCCGCAAGGCGCTCGGCTCAGACGGCCCTGCGACCTGGAGAAACCACGGCTACAAGGGCATCCGCAAGCCAGGCCGCACCGGTCTCGGCGGCAGGTGATAAACTGAGCCCATGACCTGGTCCGACTCCATGGAAGCGATCCGCGAGGCAGTGGCCTACTGCCTGGGGCTCGAGGACGAGACCGGCGCGGACGGCTCCACGACGGTCCGCAGGGTCGAGTGGGAGAACCAGCGCACGGCGTTCGGGCACACCGGCGAGACCTGGGCCTTCCTGCGCGTGACCGGAGTGGAAGGCCTCGGCACCGACGAGATCCGCTACGAGTTCGAGGAAGGCCTCACCCCCGCCCTGTCCCGCGTCATCCCCAGCTACGTGGGATGGCGCGAGGTGACAGTAGCCGTGCTGATCGGCTCCGAGTCTCAGGAGCACACCCTCGCAGCCCCGACCGAGCTCGCGGGCCGCCTGCGCCTGCGCCTGCGCCGCCCGGAGGCGCTCGATGTGCTCCAGGCCCAGACCGTCGCCATCGCGGGCATCGGCCCCGCCATCGGCGCAGACTACCGAGACGGGGACGGCCGCTGGGTGTCGGCGGCGATCGTCGATCTGCGTTTCACCGTCTCAGTTTCTGAGACGGATTCGACCACGCTCGGCGGGTACATCCACCGGATCCAAGGCGAAGGCGAGGGCGATTTGGCCGGGAGCACCCTCGATACAGGGGCATGAATCACGCGTGCTATCCTGGATGTGAACCCACTCCAGAGGTCTGCGCGTGTCCGAACTCGACAGCATCGTTTCCGTGTCCATCACGGCCGACTCCACGACCCCGAGTCGGACGGGATTCGGCACCCAGCTGATCGTCAGCTACCACACCCGCTTCGCGGAGAACTACCGGCTATACAGCTCGCTGGCTGAGATGTCGGCCGACGGGTTTCAGACCTACGACGACGCCTATCGCATGGCGGCGCGTGCGTTCGCCCAAAACCCCGCCCCCGCTTCGGTTTGCGTCGGGCGCCTGCCAGCGGCTCCCGCGTATCGTCAGGAGCTGACGATCACCTCCGCTGTCGAGGGTGAGATCGTCAAGTGCACCGTGGTCGCCCCTGCAACCGGCACGGCCACAGAGATCAGTTACACGATCGGCGCCGCGGAGACCACGTCCACCGTGGCCACTGCCGTGGAGCTCCTGATCGAGGCCGTGGCAGGGGTCGACTCCGCCGCTGCCTCTGCTGTCATCACGGTCACGCCCACGACCGCAGGGCGCAAGGTCCACATCTACGGTCTTCAAAACTGCACGCTCGTAGAGACCACCGTCGACGGGAACTATGACGACTTCCTGACGACGCTTGAGAACGAGTACGACGATTGGTACTTCATCACGACTGATACCTGCTCGCAGGCCAACGTCAACCTCGTGGCGACCTGGGTCGCCTCCCGCAAAAAGCTCTACTTCGTGTCCACTAACGCAGACAACGAGCTCGCGGGCACGGGCACTCTCGGCTCGTCCCTCTCGACCAACGAGCGCGTGGTCATCCTGTGGACCGTCAACTCCCACGAGTTCGCGGCCAACGGCTGGGCGGCAGTCATCGGCGTCCAGGACCCGGGCAGCATCACGGCGGCCCTCAAGCGCATCTCGGGCGTGACGACCAAGCGTCTCACGACCACGCAGAAAAACAACCTCGAGACCGACAACATCAACCACTACCTGAAGATCGCAAGGCTCGACCGCACGCGGCCGGGCAAGACGACCTACGGCGAGTGGATCGACATCCGCCACGGCATCGACGCGCTCGAGGCGCGCATCCAGGAGGACGCCTTCGGCCTGCTCGCCAGCGCCCCCAAGGTGCCTTACACCGCGGGCGGTCTGGACCTGGTGCGCGCCACCGTCCTGGCCTCGCTGAAGGTGTTCGAGGGCAAGGGCGACGTCACGGGTCTGATCGCGGAGGGTACTTCCTCTGTGCTCGTCCCCGCCATCGCGGACATCTCGCCCACGAACAAGTCCAACCGCGAGCTGAACGGCGTGCGGTTCTCGGGCACGCTCGAGGGCGCCGTGCACGCGCTCACGATCACTGGGACGCTGAGCTACTAACCGGGCGACCGTGCGACCTCGCCGCCCAGTCGGGGTCCTCCAGGCGCTTCTTGCGCTTCCACTCTCGGTTGCGCTCAAGCTCTCTCGCCTTCAGCGCCAGGTTGTCTGCGTTGCGCTCGCGCCAGCGGCGCACTCTCTCGGCTGACAGCGCCTTTCTGCGCTCGACGTTCGCAGGCTTCTTGGGAGGTATCCCGGCCGCCCGGCGTCGACGCTCGTCTTGCTTCCTCCGTGCCGCTTTGTCGGCAGCCTTCTGCGCCTCTGACCACTGCGCCCTTTGCTTTGCTTGCTGCTCGGCTCTCTTCTTGCGCCACTTCGGGTCCTTCGCCTTCCTGCGTCTCCACTCGCGCTGGTACTCCAGCCTGGCGCTGTACCTGCGGAGGTACTGGGCGTTAGTCTCTTGGTGCGAGAACTCCGAATACTCCGCGAAAAGCTCGAGCACCTCTTCATGCAGATCCTTGAATGCCACGTCTCCTCCTTTCACGCCAAGCTGCGTTGATCCTCCTCTTGCGTGCCACCCACTCGGCATCGCTGGCCCTCTTTAGGGCCGCCCATGCTCGCTTCCTTTGCCGGGCCTTGTCCCTGATATGCGCGGAATCAGCGTATCTCCGCCGAGCATCAGCTGCCCGTCGAGCTCTGGCCCCCGGCGCCGCTGCGCACCTCTTGGCTCTCTCGACGGCCTTCTCTCGGCGATGCCGTTCGCGTTCGGAGATCTCGAGCAAAAGGTCGAGCTGCCCTATCCCGGACACCTCAGAGAAGATCTCGAGAATGCCTTCATGCAGATCGGTGAACGCCACGCCTTGAATGTATACCGCTCAGGCCGATCTGCGCAAGAGAATCCCGTCCCCGACCAGGGCGTGCCCGAGGGTGCGGTAGGCCTCGTCGTAGCTGGGCAGGTCCGTCCACGTCGTGGCTCCGTATCGCGCTTTCCACGTGCTGCCCGTGCGTACGATACCAACGGCCGTGCCGTCCTTGAGCCGCCCGTGCGCGCCGCCAGTCTGAATCAGCCGCACCTCCGACAGCCACACCTCTTCCGCTACCGTGTGGACGTTGGGAAAGCAGGCGGCCATGGGGTAGGGTACCACGCGTGCTACGATACGGGTAGCCCGAGAGGACAGAATGGCGTTTACCCCGACCCTCACCACTCCTGATTTCGACCAGCTCACCGTAGCCATCGGCACCGTTCTCATTGACGGCTTCGGCCCCGACGAGGCTGTGCGCCTGGAGCGCCTGTCAGACACCTTCATCATGGTGGTGGGGGCTGACGGCAAGGTGTCCCGAACGAAGACGTCCAACGACTCCGCGCGCCTGACGCTGACCCTGCTCCAAGGCTCGGCCTCAAACGACGCGCTCGACGCCATCTACACGGTAGACAAGACCGTGCCCAACGGGGCGCCGGTGCCGCTCTTCATCCGCGACCGCGGCGGGCGGTCCGTGTTCTTCGCCCAGCAGGTGTGGATCGTGAAAGGGCCAGACGCCTCGTTCGGGACCAACACCACGATGCGCGAGTGGGTGATTGACATCGCCAAGCTCGAGAGCACCTACGGGGGCAACTGATGGCTGGCCCGAGCGGTGAGCAGGTCGGAGCCCGAGAGATTCCGACCACCTACGTAGGCATCAGCGTCAGCGCCGTGGCAGGTTCGACTAGCCTGGCAGCCTATTCGGGGACCTTCGTCTTCCTGCAGGCCTCCGGGGCGGATGTCACAGTGCTTCGGGGGGCGGGGGTTTCGGCCCCCACGGCGGGGCAGGGGCTGCTGCTGCTGAACGGGGAGCGGTCTGAAGAGTTCTGGGTCGACCCGGCGCACGGGCTGACGCTGAACCACATCGCCTCGGGAGCCGGGACTCTGAAAATCCTCTACGCGGCGGACGCCAGGTGATCTGTGGCGCAGCTCTTTCACCCGCAGCAAGAAGTCCCACGGCTAGCCATCCCCGCCACGCCGGCCGCGACTGAAGCCCAGAAGCTCCGCGCGCCGAAGCTCTCTGGGGGAGTAGGAGGGTCCGCCCTGCTCAAGACCCGGCTGGTGCTTGAGTTCGGGGGCGACAGCCCAGGCTCGCACTCAAGCACCGTGAAAGCCTGGAAGGCAGAAGAGACCGTCGTGGCAGAAGTACAGGGCAGGTTGTCGGAATCTGACGTGGAGGTGGTCGATGGCTGAGCAAATCTCAGTGCAGGTGCGCACGCGGGGTGCGCTGGGGACAGTGCTGTCTTATACCCCCGGCGTGTTTGACGGGCAGACGATCACTGTCCTGGGCCGCACTGCAGCTGGCGACGGTGGAGAGGGCCACGCGCGGTGGGACGCTGCTAGCACTGCCACTGAGGACGGCGCGCTCGTGTGGGGCAGTGGCGCAGCAGGCCGATGGCACCGCGTCTACTCTGGCCGCGTGCACGTGACGTGGTGGGGGGCGGATCGCACTGGCGGCATCGACTGCGCATCGGCTTTTGCTGCGGTGCGCGCGTGGCTTGGGACGCAGACGCACCCTCCTGAGTGCGTGTTCCCGTCTGGGGTTTACTCGTACAGCGTATCCCCAAACTGGGCTCTACAGGACGCGACGTACTCATTCGACGGTGAGGTACGCCTGCGGTACACGGGCACCGGCAATGCGGTGATCTTTGACGGGGGGGCCTCCGGAACTCAGGTGCTGCACTGCAAGTGGGGCACTGGGAATAGGGTAATTATTGAGTGCCCATCTACAGCTGGGCACGCAATCTATTGGCGTGCGGTGAGTTTTTCCTTCTGTCACGCGAAGGTGATCGGAGCTGGGAGTACTAGCGCTGGGCTGTACGTTGAGTGGGGCGTATGCGTTGTGTTCGACGTGATCGTGTCAGTAAACCATGAAGGATGGTACCTAGGCAGTAAACCAGCGTATGGCTACTACCTAAACCAGATGGGATCTAACACGTACACCACGTCTTACTGCTACTTCCCATGCCCTCAGACTGAGGGATGCGGACATGGTATCTTTTTGGTTGGAACTCTAGGGAATACCTTTTACGGCGGTACGTCCGAAGGCAATACTGATTACGGAGTTTTCGCTAGCAGCGCGTCTAACTGGGACAGGTTCTACGGTACAGACTTTGAGGTCAACGGGGTTGGCGATATCTACTGTCTGGGCCAGGGTACGGAGTTTTATGGATGTGATACTGATAGTTTTGTAAACTTCGGCACTACATCGAAGGAGTGCAAGCTGATCGGTGGCCAGCATAGTGCGATCCTGTTGGACTCTGGCTCCAGAAATAACACCGTGCGAGACGTGACGTACAACAGAATCGACGACGGGTCTACGCTGATCAACGGCGGCACGGGGAACTTGATAGACGGCGTGACCAACAAAGGCACGAACGCGAGGGAGCCGGAGTATCGCAGGGTCGTGAAGTTCTTCGACGATTTCATCGGGGGCACTCTTGGCGATGCGTGGTCTAGCAGGATTGGCACGGCCCCAAGTATTGTCGCTCCAAAAATATTGGCCGCTGGCGACTCTGGCTTGGCTGCCATGACGTCTGGCGCAGACGGTGGCGGGACAATGGCCTTGAACGGTGCCCAACTGGATATGGGCAGCCGTTCATGGCGCGCTGATTCTGGCGGCCTCGTATTCACAGCCCGGGTACGCTTGTCCGAGATCACGAACGTTGTGGCTTTTTTTGGCTTCACCGATCAGGTGGCGGCGCTTGAAATGCCTGCGACCTACACAGGAACTACGCTCACAGCTAACGCGACCGACGCTGTCGGTATTCTGTTCGATTCATCCGCGACCACGCCTAACTGGAAGCTGGTTGGCATAGACAGCGGTGTACCAGCGACAGTACAGGACGCAGGGATTGCGCCTGTCGCGAATACGTGGGCGATCTTGGAGATCTCCTCCACCGCAGCGGGAGTTGCGACCTTCAGGATAAACGACGCGATCGTTGGGACTGCAATGGTAGACGCTGTTGGCGCACCCATGCTGACTCCTATCCTGGCCATATTTTCTCGCGGCGCGGCAACAAGACAGCTGCACTGCGACTGGATCGAAGTTCAGCAGGCGAGAGTATGACCCGACGATACGTCCCAATGCTGCGACGTCGGGCGCGACCTCCAGCGCGCAGCCCCTTCCTCGCATTGGGGGCGATCGCGCACTGGGACGTCAACCATCATGTGTCAGACGACGGCACTGACGCGGCGTGGGTAGACCGGCTGGGGGGGTACACTGTCGCGTCTACGTCTGCTGCCACGCGTCTTCAGTATGGCAGCTACGCAGCGCTGAATGGGAGACATGGCTGGTTGGGTTCGTCTGCTGCTGTTTCACGCCTTACTGGAGCCGCGGCGCTAGCGAACGTCATCGATCTCACACAGGCACACACGATCCTATCAGTGGCCAAACGCGCCAGCGTGCACAACGGGACCCTCGTTGGTCTCGGAGGGACGGTAGGGCATGTCGCCTGCCTCAATGTCACTAGCCCTGATGCGCTGGCGTACGAACGCTTCGACGGGGCCTATGCAGCCACTGGGGTTGCGATTGTAAGCCCCGGGGACATCCACGTGTACGCGTCCACGTTTGACGGATCGGGGGCTAGTGTCTACTCGGACGGGGCGCTAGTAATCAGCGCTGCACTAGGCTTGGCGCCGAATGCCACGTCTTTCACGATCGGCAACAGAGAGGCAGCGGCCGGGGTGTTCGATCTACCGTTCGACGGGCACATAGGAGATGTCGTGGTGTTTGACAGTGCGCTAAATGGCGCGCAGGTGCTTGCAGCGTCAAATATCCTCGCTGCGAAGTTTGGGTTCTGAA